AAGTATAAAAATATAGCGCTTTGACGATAAATTTAATAGACAATTTATTTGGCTAAAAAACGAACTATTTAAGCTGGATTTGGCTTCGAGGAAATAATGTAGGTGGCACGCGCGACGCTATCCAGGTCATAAACCTGCCATCGGTTGGAACGTTGTTGTTGGAGAGAAGCACGCTGCAATCCTCAATGAGATTGAAGACGTTCGATGCATCTCCAGCAGTGGTGTTAGGGGTCTTGGGGGATGCAGTGGACCCAATCAGATTTGCACTTGCAGCTTCTATGTAAAGGGCTGCAATATACTGATCTGTGGCATCCTTGATGCGGTAGGCAGCGCGTCTCATGTATGGGCCGAGAATGTCGCCAGCGGCCTGCGTCTTCTGTTTATCGTAGACGAGGAACCTGAAGGTCTTGTCCTGGCTGATGGTGAGGATTGTGTCTGCATCGAGCATCTCATCTCCTTCAGCCTGGTCGGTTCCATCTGCCGTATCTACGACTGTGACATCCCCCACGCCAACTATGTGTACGGTGTCTCCTCTGCTCGCAAATTCGCCTTCGTAATTCCTGTTGATTACGCCCGGCTGAGCGTAAACCATTGTCTTCTGGGCGGCCTCCAAAACGACGCTCGCCCAAAATTCCGGTATAAAGTTGTCGATCATCTATCAGTCCTCTGTAATTCGATTTTCGCGCATTGCCGCAAAGATCTCATCCTTATTTTTGAGATGATCCTCACGACTCATGTCCCTGATTTCTGAACGCTTCCAGGTTTTCTTTCCAGGAGTGCCTGTAACTCCTGTGTTGCCCGCGCCCTGGGCCGCAGTTGGTGGTGTTGCTGCGGGAATCAGGCCGTCTGCCTTCATCTCGGCGATATCAGCCTTGATCTCCTCGGGTGTCTTCCCTGAGACACGCTTCATGAGCTTGGGGACCCTGTCGCTCTGGACTCCTGCTTCGAGGAGAGCTTCCATTTTGACGAGCTGCAGTTTTGTGCCCTCCAGCTCCGACTTGACGTTGTCTCTTTCTCCGGTGAGCTTCTCCAGTTCGCTCTTGGCGTCGTCATCTGCCTTCTTCTTGGCAGCTATGGCGGCCTTGGCCTCCTTGAGACTCATACCGAATTCTTTTGCCAGGGCTTCCTCTCTGGTTGCCCGGTCCCTTGCCAGACGAGATTCTACTATCTGGTCAATCTCAGCCTGTGTAAGTGTCCTGCCCGACTCGATTATTGTCGGTTTTTGCTGTTGTCCATTTCCCGCCGGTTGTTGATCGCCAGGCGTAAGCACTGGTCCGTTAGTTCCTTCCATAGAAATTCTCCCAGGAATTGAGGTTCCTGTTACCTACTTGAACCAAAAAAATATCACCCGCCGATCTAGTCCGGCGTCAACTTATTGTGATGATTATTATTGATTTAATGTCTCTTTTATTGCATCTTCTATGCTTACAATATTTACAGTATGAATGCAATTAATATGAAAGAGCCCTTCTGAAACTGCATCATCAATTGAAGGTATCGCTCCTTTCGTATGAGCTGATAGGCTTACTATCTTTCCTGCCCATTTCTTACAAATTTCGCAGGTCTTATTGGATTCCCCTTCTGAGATCCGCTCGAATGCGCCGCCTTCTTCCAGTATTTCGTTTATTCCCCCTTGCCTGTAGGCCTGAATTGTTGCCTGATTGGCTAATGTCTCTGCATAGCTCGACAACCCCCATTCTTTCCCGGACTTATCTCTGAATGCAATTATCTCTCCCATTCTCTTTGCTTCCTTGCGGCTGCTTCTTCTGCTATCTGATTCTGAATATTCTTGAGATTGAGCTGTGTAATTTTGTCGTCTACCCATCGTTTCATTGTTTTGCAGACATCTAATAACCTTGAGAATGTGCTCGCTGCAATCGCATTCGCTGCTTTTTCATGCAGAGCGCTGATTGGTTTCTCATCCGCTTTTCTGATATTTTGGATCCCGGTAAGATAGCTTGCTGATATTGCTTCTCCTACCCACTGTTTGCAGCCTTCTAAAAATTCCTGGAGAATCTGGTTGATCTTTACCACAGTAACATCTTGTGGACCTATGATCTCCCCTTTTTGCGACCTCGCTATCAGATTGTTGAGTTCTGCAAAAATTGCATTCTCTGCATCCCTGCAAAATCTCACCAGCCTCTCGGCCTCTGCTCTGGAATATTCAGGCATTGCTTCCCTGAGGCTGAAGAGAGATTATTGGCTGTGCAGGTTCAATCATTTTCTGAGCTCCCCTGATCCGCTCAAGTTCCCTGTCGAAGGCTTCCGAGCCTTCCTTCAGGCCCTGCAGCTCCAGTTTCCGCTCCAAGGAGATGGCTTTCATGCTGTCCCACAACTGCACTGTCCTGGCCATCTCAAGCTGGTCCTCTGGTATTCCGTCCTGGAAAATGATCTGGATATCCTTGAGATCCATTGCAGGCCCGTGAAGCTGTGACCATAGTTGCAGGACCTTTGGTATTGCCTTCTCTGCTGCCCTGGCGAATCTTCCAACCTTTGCCAGAGTCGGTATCAGACGAATGCGTAAGGCCGTGCCGCTCTCCGCCGTGCCTGCGTCTTTGCCGGCCAATAAGACCCTGGAGAGCTGCAACATCTGCAGGAGCTGGTCCATCTTCTGCTCTATCGCCCTCTCGACAGAGCCCAGCTCCGCCTGCCAGACCATCAGAGAGGGTGTTATGTCTCCCGGCTCGGTAAAAATCGGCTGGCCCGGCGTGTAAACCCACTCTTCTAATTTGAAGTTAAACACCTGGGAAGATTGCGGCAGCACCGGCGTTGGTGAAGTGAACTTTGCCAGAACCTCGTCCCTCTGGGCAAAGCTCCTCTCCAGAGACTCTACGAGAGATATGATCGATGGCTTGTAGTCCGAGCGTCCATAGTACCTCTCGCTTGAGAGCTTGTTTTGGACGTGCACAATAAGGAAATCGTCTACGGCTGTCTTCTGGAGGCCCCTCTCATCCACCTTCAGCCCTGCAAAAGCCCAGAATCTCGATAACTCAATTGGCCCTTTCAATTTTCCGTTGTAGAGCTCATAGATTTGGTGCTGAATCTGGCCCCTGGTGTGAATTGTGAGCTTGATGTACTCCTTGTCCTGCTCCTTGAACTTGTTGAAAATCACATATGCGGTTATTATCCTTATGTTACCAGGATGAACTACAAGATACACGTTCTCCGGATTGATTGCTGAGATGCCATCATCTGACACTTCATAGAGCCCGTGTCCGTAGCGGCTGGCGTCTATGAAAACCTCCTCGTCCGGCCTCTCAGGGAGATCCTCCCTTGGGGCTCTGATCTCAGGCTCCTCTCCTATGAGGAGATTGATGTAAGAAGAGGTGGCCATCTCCGGCCAGTCCAGAATTATTGCCTGCTTCTTCGAGTCCTTGTGCGAGTCTGCCAGATAGGCGGCATATTTGGGGAATATCTTGTCATGCAGGCCGTTGTAGATCGCCCGCATGAGGGCATGTTCTGCCAGCCTGGCAGCTTCTTCCAGGTCCTCTGGCGGCCAGGTCTTGCCGTCTCCTATGAATGCCAGGTCAGTTAGCATCTTCAGGCATCCTCCCTGCTTCCTCTATGATCTTGAACTCGTTTTGCAGGATCTTCTGATAGCAATCCTGGCAGCAGAAGCGGTTTGCCAGTACTGTAAGGCCGAGCTTGTTTTCTGTGACACCTTTGATGTAAGGTACAATTGGTGTCATAGACAATTCTCTTATAGGCACCGGGAACTCCTGGCCTATTTTCTTACCGCAGAACAGGCAAATCACAGTCTTCCGCCCCTCAGAATCTCCTCGCCGTACCAGACGGCCTGCGCCAGGCTCATGAGCATATCGTCATTCTCTCCTTCTTCGGCCTCAAATTTCGTATTCCCCTGGGCGCTCAGTTCCGCCCTGAAGCCCAGCATTTCCTTCTCCAGCAAAGGAAGAATAGGCATTGCGGGATTGATGTGCAGCTTTCCGGCATCGAAAGCTCCCAGGAACTTGCCGATCAAGCGAGGCTTTCCGACGTGAACTTTATTTCCTGAGCGGGTTGTACTGTTTCCTGCTGTGATTGTGATCTCTTTTACCGGCAGGCCCTTTGCCTTCAGAATATCTGCCACGGCGGCCCCTACCCCTGTTGCGTCGAGTATGAATTTTGGCGGTTCCTTTTCCCAGAATTTTTGGTTTTTGTAAACCGCTACTGCCCAAGATGCAATTGATGGATCTTTTGGATGATCGTAAGGCAGCTTCTGCTTTCTGTTGAGTGCCACGAGATCGTATTCGAAGCGTCTTTTCGCTTTTACCATGTGCATTTTTAGGACGGAAATTGCGCTCCAGTCCCGCAGTTTCGCAGGATCAAGCGATATGATGTAGTTCATATTTCGACCATTGCCACGTCATTTGAAAGTGCATTCATGATTGATGTGCTCGTGATTATCTGGGACTCTTCGTCCACGAACTTGTTGAAATACTCCTGTAGATACCAGGCCTCACCATGCTCTTCAAGCTCGTCTTCCAGGAAGTCCTTCGAGATCCTGGGGCAGTCATCTGCTGAAACGAGAAACCATTTCCACTTCCCTTTTTCTGTGACACCTTTTCTGCGTTTATCCCAGATGTCCCAGAAATGCCCACGTTTCCCGAAAGGCGTTGACATCAGAACATGGCGACCATTTGAGACGGCCAGCATCGGCCTGACTGACTTGTAGAGCACGTCCAGGACCCTGCTCGCCTCATCCTCCAGGAGGAGGGTTACGGCGGATATGCCCCGAACGGTCTTCTCCGATCCAGGCAGGGCCATGAAGCGGTTCTTGTTCCTGAACTTCACGGAGAGCTTCGTGTCCTCATCCAGATAATCAGATGCAAGCTCTACTGCGCTTCTGAACTCATCGAACTTCTGCATGAGTTCGCCCGATTGCCTGATGCCTGGAGCCACGCAAAGGCCCACAGTCGGGCGCCGGTAAATGCATTCATGCAGTGCCAGGGCGGCGGATGTTGTGGATTTCCCGCTCTGGCGACTGCAGTTCAGGATGATGTACTTTTCACGACTTGATATCAGGTCCTGCTGCCATGAGTCCAGGTTGAGGCCCAGGACCTCTTTCGCCCATAGAACTGGGTGAATCGTGTAAAGCGCGTCGTCGTCTGCGTTCCAGGAGGGTGTCAATGAGCTTTTGTTTTGCTTCCTGGTCGTTGTCTACCGCCTCCAGTAGGGCGCGTCTGGTGTCTTCCATCTGCTCAAAGACATCTGCCATGCGGCTTTCTCCATCATCCCCGGAAAGCTCCAGTTCGGCCTT